TTACACAACCTGGGTGACTTCAGACCAAAAGAGCCAACAGAAGCAGAGGTTAAGATAATCGCAGAACTATTTGCGAAATCTGTGGAAGGTGAGGCTTATGATCTTGAGCAGTATGGACAGTACTTCAGACCAGCGGGCGTGGCTTACCAGGGTAAACCACAGGTAGCAGTACCAACAGCATCGGCTCCAGCGGCAACACCAGTGGCAGAGGCGGCTCCAACAGCGGCTCCAGTCACTGAGAGTGCACCAGCACCACAACCTGAGGCGGCCCCGGCAACGGCGGCTCCGGCGGGCGACAGTGCCAAGAGAGCGGAAGACATCTTGAAATTGATTAGATCAAGACAAGCAAAATAATCTGACATTTTACCAAGGCCCTAATATTGACGTTAGGGCCTAGGTATGTTAAAATAGATGACATAAAGGACAAAATTATGACAAAAGTATTTGACGCAACAAAATTTAGAAAGAGCATCACAAAGTCTATACAAGGACTTGGCATAGGATTCAGTGATCCCACAGACTGGATATCAACAGGAAATTACGCATTGAACTATTTAATGACCAGTGATTTCAACAAAGGTATTCCACTAGGCAAGGTAACAGTACTTGCGGGCGAATCAGGAGCAGGTAAAAGTTACATAGCATCAGGAAACATTATCAAGAATGCACAAGAGCAAGGTATATTCGTTATACTAATTGACACAGAGAATGCACTAGACGAACAGTGGCTACAGGCATTGAAAGTGGACACATCAGAAGACAAACTTTTGAAATTAAGTATGTCAATGGTCGACGATGTAGCAAAGACTATATCGGAGTTCATGAAAGGTTACAGAGAGCAACACGCAGACAACAAAGAGGGTGCACCAAAAGTACTATTCGTCATAGACAGTTTGGGTATGATGCTTACACCAACAGACGTTAACCAGTTTGAAGCAGGTGACATGAAAGGTGACCTAGGTAGAAAACCCAAGGCCCTGACGGCACTTGTTAGGAACTGTGTGAATATGTTTGGTAGTTGGAATGTGGGACTTATAGCGACCAACCACACATACGCATCACAGGACATGTTTGATCCAGATGACAAAATATCAGGTGGCCAAGGATTCATCTATGCAAGTTCTATCGTTATCGCGATGAAGAAACTGAAATTGAAAGAAGACGAGAAGGGCAACAAGATATCAGAAGTGAGAGGTATCAGGGCCGCTTGTAAGGTAATGAAGACTAGATATGCTAAACCTTTTGAAGGTGTACAAGTCAAGATTCCTTATGACACAGGCATGGATCCCTACAGTGGACTTGTGGATCTGTTCGAGAAAAAAGGATTATTAGTGCAAACGGGAAATAGACTGAAGTATGTTGACAAGGCAGGTAAAGAACATATAGACTTCAGGAAAGCATGGACTGGTGATAAATTAGATATGATAATGGCGGAGTTCAAGGAAGAAGTACCTACCGAAATGGAAGACACAGATGCCCCTATCGAAGTAGAAACAGAAACAAAACCAAAAGCAAAGAGTAAAAAAGAAGAGTAATGATAGACTTTACACACGAGGACATCGAAAGGTTATGGAACTCCATAACACACTACGTTCCAGAGAGACAGAAACTGGACTGTGCTATAGACTTCATCAAGAGCCTAGAGGACATAGGAGTGGAGCACGACGAGATCAAGGCGTCTGCTGAATACGATCCCAAGTTAGAAGAAGCGATCAACACTGTGTTCGAGGAAGACGATGAGTCAGACGGATACGGCGAAGATGATTAATTGGTACAACGAAGTCAGCAGGAACCTAGCAAAGATACCAGACTGCGTGGCATACTTCGACAAGGAATTGATCGAGGCCAAGAAGCAGTGCAAGATCTACGGTAACCTGGAAAGGGCCAGTGCGTCACTGCCAGGCATAGTGGAAGAGAGATTCAGTCAACTGCAACAGTTAGAAGCGATACTGGAATACCTAAACATCGAATTGAGGAGACTGAGATCAAAGACCTTCAGGAAATACTTAGAAAATTACAACAGGGCGTTATCAAGCAGAGATGCCGAGAAGTACGTGGACGGTGAGGATGATGTCGTAGACATGGACAAAATAATAAATGACTTCGCGTTAATCAGAAATCAATGGTTGGGCATAACCAAAGGACTGGATCAGAAACAATGGCAGATAACAAACATTGTGAAACTGAGGGTCGCGGGAATGGAAGATGCCGACATCAAATAGAATAATACTTACAGACGTAGACGGTGTGCTTCTCGAGTGGGAACACCACTTCACCAAATGGATGTTGCAGAAAACATTATTTGATGAGAAAGGTGCCAGGTATCACCCACACAGACTACTACCAGACAAAGAGAACACATACGAAATGGCGGAACGTTTTGGTGTGACAAAAGACGAGATCAGAAAACACATAAGAGAGTTCAACAGGAGTGCTTGGATGGGCACACAGAGACCAATGCTTGAGGCACAGACTTGGGTCAAACTGTTGGCGGCTGAGGGATGGACGTTCATACCAATAACATCGCAAACGTCTGACATACCAGCACAGCAGTTGAGAAAGAGAAGATTAGGAGAACTGTTTGGTGATCATGTGTTCACAAATTACCATATACTAGGCACAGGTGCTGACAAAGACAGTGCTTTAGCCGAGTTTCACAATACCGGGCTGTATTGGGTCGAGGACAAGCCAAACAACGCTGTAGCCGGGCTCAAATACGGTTTAAAGCCTATATTAATAGACCATCTATACAATAAAGACTTTGATCATCCAGATGTAATACGTGTGAATAATTGGAAAGATATACACCAAATAGTTTCAGGAAGAAAATAGCAATCTATATATTGTTGGTAAAAATAAGTTCAATGTTTTGTTTTTTACCAATTCTGTTTGTCCAAACTTTATATCCACGACTTTGATATTTTTCCACTATCTCGTCTAGTCTATTAAAGTTGTCATCTGTGTCACCTATATCCATTTCGCATTCACACAGGATCACTTTTGCTGGCAAAGACAAATCCAGTATTTCGTTCAGCATCTCATACCAACGTCCTTCAATGTCTAGTTTTATCACGTCCACTTCGGCGCCGTGCTCATCAACGATCTCTTTGAGATTAGTTGTTTGGACTTCTATCAAATCCTCGTATTTCTCCGGCTCGTCTAACTGAAAACACTTGCCATCACCAGCAACATCATAAAACTTCATTGTCTGCCCTGCCACTGTGTCATAGGCTTTGCTTGTATGAATGATATTATAATCACCCCCATTGGCACTGTCTGTGGTTTGTTTTGATAACGGTGTTGGATCAAAGGTCAATATCTTTGCTGTGCGATTGTCTTTCCTGCAATTGAGTTCGTACCTGATCTCCCTAGAGACACCGAAGTTCCAAAACATTCTTGCATTTTTCCTTACATGGTCGGGTGTGCTGTACTGTTTGTACCGCGTCCATCCTTGTTGATTTACTAGACCGCCACTGGGTGATAGAGGAAACCTACTTTCATACTCTCGGCAACGTTCTGAAATTTGCATATGGAAATATTTATAAGTTAAATATTGATGTGAAAATATATGTAGGGCACGACAGCAGAGAAGACATAGCATACCAAGTCTGTGAGCATTCTATAAAAAGACGAGATCCGTCAGCGGAAGTTATCCCCCTCAAACAAAAACAGATGCGAGACCAAGGACTCTACACCAGACCAGTGGACAAGTTGGCATCAACGGAGTTCACGTTCACTAGGTTCTTCGTGCCATACATGAATGACTTCAAAGGTTGGGCGGTGTTCTGTGACTGTGATTTCCTATGGAAGATTCCGAGCCACGAACTTGTGAAGTACTGTGATCCGTCGAAAGCGGTCGTGGTCGTGCAACACGACTACACACCCAAGGAAACAACTAAAATGGATGGACAGGTGCAGACATCATATCCAAGGAAAAACTGGTCAAGCATGGTGTTATGGAATTGCGAACACCCCAAGAACAAAATCCTCACACCAGAACTATTGAACGAAGAGTCTCCGAAGTTCCTGCACAGGTTCAGTTGGTTGGAGGACAACGAGATAGGAGAGATGCCTGCAGAGTACAACTGGCTAGTGGGTTGGTACAAAGAGCCTAGGGATGGTACCCCGAAGATTCTGCACTACACGGAAGGTGGTCCATGGTTCGACGGTTACCGAGACTGTGAGTATGCAGATGACTGGAAGAAGGAACTTATAAATCTTTTCAGCTCGTAAAATCAAAAATAAATTTTATCTATCTGCTCAACGTTTGGTTTTTGTTCTATTACTTCACTGTTGTTGAATCCTAGTTGGAACATGTATTCGTCCATTTCATTTTCAGATGGCATCTCCGGAAACTGTTTATCCTTGTGTATGTTGACTTCTTGTATCACGTATTTGGCACGTGTGAATATGTCTGGGGCACCATTCATGACCATTATCTCAGCACCCTGAACATCTTGTTTGATCAAATCATACTGGGCATCCTTACCTACTAATTGGTCCAATGTTTTCATCTGCCTGATCTCATAATCTTTGAAAATACCAAAAACTGTTGAGCCTTTTGTGTACGTGACCTTCTTCCTATTGCCCTTGTCAATTTCACGCAGGTACATTTTAATTTCCCTGTCACTGTCTCCAAGCACGGCGATATGATAATCGTCCGTCGCTTCTTTTAATCTTTTCTCGTGTTTTTTTCCTGCTTCAATGCAGGTGTAATGAGCATCGGGCCAGATAGGTTTGACGTTTTTGGTCCAGAATCCATTCCACGCACCTATGTCCAATATCCTCGAAGGCATAAACTCTTGTTTTGATTTCAGTTCTTGCAAATATTTGTACATCATGCTTTGTAATAGATTATATCTGGCCAAGTTTTGATCAGCACTTTGAATCCCAAGGATTTCAAGTGCTCCTTGATATCTTTCTTACTGCTACCGTATTTCTCACTGTTGCCGTTCAACTCAATCATCAAGTATTCAACATTTTCTAGCGTTTTTTCCGCACCCTTGAGCACTTCCATCTCCAAACCTTCAACATCTATCTTTATGAAATCCACCCCTTTTAAATCTAAAGAATCTAACTTGTTGATCTTGGTTTCACCTTTTTCCAACAACACCCTAGTGTTTTGTGTGGCGCTTTCCTCGGTCAACTTCACAAATCCGTCATCATTGCCTATTGCTTGATTGTACAATCTGACATGACTGTGAGCACTCATGTTCCTTGTTAGACATTCATAGTGCAACTTGTTAGGTTCATAACAATGAACGTTCTTTGCATACTGTTGCATGGCCATAGACCAAGTTCCACACCATGCCCCTATGTCGATTATGAGATTGAATTTCTTATTCTGTATTTTGCACCATTGGAGAAATTTATCGAGACAGGTGTCCTGCATGTAAGGGTGTCCCTTTTCCCGCCATTTTTCTATTTGTGCGTCTGCGGACGGTACCCATAAACCTCCACTTAATTTTTCTATCTTCATAATATTCCCTTGTCCATCAATATCTCAACTGCCGTACCGTTCTCTAATTCTTCCGGTGTGAACTGTTGGTAGGCCAGACTGTACAACCAAGGCTCAGGACCACCGTAGTATGGATTTTCTATATCTGACAGTTCAACGTTCCCGACATCGACAGCAAAACTCTTATCATCACAGAACACAGGTATACCTTCACACATGGCCTCCACGGCCACTATGCTACAACTTGTGACCACACACCATGCCTCCTTGAGGTCCTCGGATAGGGGTACTTTCGCTTCACTTGGTCCTGATGTACCCCTGCCCCTAGGCTTGTGTCGAAGTCGGATTGGTCTGTCTGTGTATCTCTTGATCTGCTCCATGGTCTCGTTCGTCCAATTGGGTCTGTCTAGGTAGTTGTGTATACCTGCACTACTAGGACATACCAAAACATACTTGCCAGCGAAGTTTGGTGCCTTGATCTTCATTCCAAACTTCTCGAATCTATCTGCTTTGCAATTTTTTATGTAAGGCACGTGTATGGCATTCCTACACACACGCCAATAATGGTTGTCAGGTTTCAGATTGTTGTTGTCAAATCTTCCAAAGTAAGGTGTGTCAGTGAACCAGTAGTTGTAATTACGTGCTTCACACTTCTTGACCATTTCCCTGTTGTTGCCAACAAATCCCCAGAACATCGAATTAGGCACTGGATCTGTTTCTACTGCGTTGTCTAATTTGACAATCTGGTCAGGCCATGTTTTCTCGACACCGTTGAACACTTCCCATGCCTTGCTGTTCTTATTACTGAATGGTGCGTAGATTGTTAGCATCTATAAATTCCATTAGTTGTGTTGCCCATTGTTGATGTCCTTCTGCTGATGGGTGTGGATCGGTTGGACTTACAATTAAATTTCGATCTGTTACAAATTCCAAATGACTAATATTAGGGCTAAAAAATCTATCCATGTTGATCGCGTTCCTAATGACTTCAAAATCTGCTGTGCCATTGCCAAAATCGTTAGGCAGAGAGTTGTACATCACATAAGGTATTTGCTTACGTTCAAAATAATTTTGTAGGTCAAAAACATTTTCTAAAAAATTCATGGTTAAATTATTTTCAATATCCCACCCTTTGTGGCTCCTGATAAAACTAACATTGTCCAATGTCTTCCAAGTACGCCAAGTGAGGTCTGTGCCTGGTACGCGACCTTTCTTCCATCCATCATCTGTTACGTAATCGTTCCTGACCGAACTGGACCAACCTATCACAGCAAACACATCTTTGTCTTGATTTTGCTCGAGCCATACTTTTGATGAGAAACTCACTCTCGTATTTCCCCGACCTCCCATCGCGATGTTGGCAAGTTCCATGCCATACCTTTCAGCGATAATTTTACTGGTAAATGTGTCTACTCCGTCCTTAGGTCTGGGAGTTAGGAAACTGCAACCGTTTGAGAATAATATCATAATAGTGTACTATAACATAATTATTAATAAAATGTTAGCCAAAAACATAAACTCGCTGAAGTATTTCCTCGACCGTTGGGAAACGGTGGACCGGGAATACAATTACACTGTGCCCTATCATGACTCCATAGATCCACACTTCACAAGTTTACCAACCTTTGTTGCTGAATTCCACAACTGTAAAATACATACCTGCCCGTTGTTGCTGACTAGGGAAAACAAACTGATCACGGAACACGTATGGAAACTGACTCACAAGCGTAGACACAAACCTCAGCAGAGCCATGGCTTGTGGAAAGATTGGGACACCGAGATGGATATTACACTACCACCGGTCACAGAATCTTTTAATGAGACCAACACCTACGTGTGGTTGCCGGTGGATGATGAGAGCAAGGCAAACCCATGGCATATCTGGATAGACGTGATATCGAAGTTCAGATTGTTAGAGAAGAGATGGTCCACAAACTTTTCAAGATACTGTTTTATATTAGCCAATCACAGTCCTTACTTTGAGAAAGTGTGCCAGGAACTTTTCCCCGATGTGAAGATTGTTGTGATGCCCAAAGGATCAACTTGGCAGTTCAAACATCTCATAGTGCCAAGCATGAGTAATTCTCATGATGGTGTGATAGTGCCTCCGATGGCACCATGGCTGAGACATTTCAAAGGATTGAAAAATTTGAAAGGTGTAAAGCCACACAGGAAGATAGTTGTTTTGAGGCCTGGGGCCAAAACTAGGAAAATAATTAACTCAGACGAACTATTGTTGAAACTCAAAGGTTGGGAAACTGTCGCTCTGGAGAATCTAAGTATAAAGGACCAAATGAAGACCTTTGCCGAGGCATCACATGTACTTGCGGCACACGGAGCAGGCATGGTCAATCTATTGTGGTGTCAACCCGGAACAAAAGTTATTGAGGTCCAGGACAGAAACATGCTACATAAGAAAGTGTATCCATTGTTGTCGCACAATTTAAATTTAGAACACAAATTATATCTAGCAGACGTAGTGCCAATACCTAGAGAAAACGGAGCAAAGGTACAAGGTGTCAAAAGATTCAGTGACATGATAAACTTCAAGATTAACATTCCAGAGATAATGGAACATTTAGAATGAACCTTTCGATATTACAGAAAAGGCCTGAACTAATACTAGCACCTTATCCACATTTTGTGATCGAGGATGCACTACCTCAGAAAGTGTACGAACAATTAGAGAAGGAATGGCCCAAGGAACAACTGCTGTCTACGGAACCATTTGATTCGGGTATATGTTATAGGTTAAAAGCAGATGAGATGTTGAAACCTAAAAAAGTTTCTAATCTATGGAAAGAATTTACCGAGTACCACACATCAATGGAATTTTATAAGCAAATGACCGAAGTATTTGGTGATTTGGTCCCCCACGTGGAAGACCTAACATTAAGTGCAAGAGGCTGGGACACAGGCAATGACAAGATAGGAACCGACTGTCAGACAGTGATGCACAAGCCCATCAACTACAGTTCAAGGACTGCACACATAGACAACCCCAGAGAGATATACGCGGCCTTACTTTACATGCCATACAAAGAGGATCGAAGTACAGGTGGAGAATTCCAGATACACGAAACACATGATACCATTTCAGAAGTGAATAAAAACGGAGGTAGGGAAGTAAAAGAGAAGGCAGGCAGAATTGTGAAGACAATCCCCTACAAAGCAAACACACTAGTCGTGTTCTGTAACAATTCAACAAGGTGCGTACACAGTGTATCGGCTAGGAGAGATGCCGTGCTACACAGGAGGAGTGTGAACATAATTGCAGAATTCAATAGGGTGGCTGGCCGTAAGATGTTTGAAGTGAAGGAAAACAGAAGATGATGTTGTCAGGAATACACACGACCAAACCACGGACACAGCGTTATGTGGATGCTTTCGTTCGTGGATCTGGTCAGGGCAGGATATACCAGTTTAGAGATTTGAAATCATTACCTAAAGAGAATCTGACCATGTACGGCATACTGGCAGGTTCCGGTGAAGTGTACAAATGGTGTGAGAAGGAACACAGAGATTTCTATTTCATGGATCATGGGTATTTCACAAATGCACATGACAGTCCACATTGGTTGCGTATAACCAAGAACAAACACTGTCAGAACATACTTCAACAGAGGCCAGCGGACAGGTATGAAAAACATTTCAAACAGGACATCAAACCTTGGAACAAGGGCAGGAAAATTCTTGTCCTGCCACCAACAAATGCAATAGCAAACTTCTTTGACGCAAAGAATTGGTTGGAAAACACATTGAAAATTCTTGAAAAACACACTGATAGAGAAATAGATGTAAGAGAAAAACCGTACAACCCAACAATAGAAATTGATCACGTGGGTGCCACTGTAAAGGTTGATAGGCCTACTATCCACAAGGGCAATATCAACTGGGGCGATTACCATGCAACGGTTACCTACAACTCAAACACAATGGTAGCCAGCCTCACAAATGGCGTGCCTGTATTCTGTGATCCCGACAACAGTGCGGCGGCACCCATATCGGAAACAGATTTTAGTAAGATAGAAACACCTAAATACGGAGATAGGATTGCATTATTCAGCAGTCTAGCATATAATAACTGGACACTACAAGAAATGGCCAACGGCACAGCGTGGAGGATGTTGAATGAAAGTTGAAATATTCAGGAGGACGGTAAAGGACCGTAAACGTGGCAACAGTTACGAGTTACTTTATCATCTCAAGGAAGGCATAGAGGCCGCGGGCGATGAAGCGGTGATAGTCAATGAGAACAGGTCCGGACCAACCGTAGAAGGTGAGATGACACCCACTGCACCCATGGCGGCCATGTTTGGTTATGGCGGTGACAAGCAGATGCATCACACCAAAGGCAGACGTAGGGAACTTGCCAATAATTGCAGAGACAAAAAGATTCCATTGATAACATTTGACGGAGGACTGCTATCTAGTTTTGGTAATGTGTCAACATCACCTGATCATCATTTCAGAGTGTCTTTGTACACACCAATGAACGACGGTGACTTCCTATCTGACAACAGTCCAAGCGATCGTTGGGACATGATGGTGAAGAAATTCAAGGTTAAGTACGAACCATGGCGTAAGTCTAACCAAGACGATCCTATAATATTTGTACTGCAACCCAAGGACAACTGGAGCATGAACGAGTTAGATCCCATAGAGTGGTTCAACAAAGTTTACGAAAGGTTAAGACCTGCCACGGGTAGAAAATTCATAGTCCGTCCGCATCCAAATCATGTCGCATCCATTGTCGCACGAAAGGATGATTTTCCAGAGGACGTGGAACTACAATACACACAGCAACACTTTGCGGGAGATGAAAAGAAATTTTACAGATTCCATTTCCAAGAAGCGATTGCGAATGCACATGCCGTGGTAACACACAACTCCACTGCCAGTGTTGACAGTTGCATACGGGGGATACCAACGTTCTGCACATCAGACCTAGCACTTTGTTGGGACGTGTGTAACAAGGATCTCAACGATATAGAAACTCCAAAGACACCTGACAGGACACAGTGGGTGAATGACTTAGGTTACAAGTTATGGAGTATACAAGAGATAAGGGATGGAACAGTTTACAAAAGATTCAAACAGAGGCTAGGCTTATAATGACATCATTGTCTGTTGTTACGACCTTCCCACCAAACAGATGGACAGCCTATGCTAAAAGGATGTTGGAAAGCCATATTCAATTCTGGCCCGACGATGTTACCCTGTATGCATATCACGAAGGTGAGGAACCAACCCTAGAACATCCAAAGATCAAATTCATAAACATCGAAGATGCCAATCCTGAATTGGTAAAATTCAAACAAAGACACAAGGACGATCCTGTGGCCAACGGCGAAGTGGACGAAATACCAGGTGGTGTGAGGCGAGATCCTAACGCAGGCAAAAACGACAAGGGCAAGGGTTCTTACCTATGGGACGCTGTTAGGTTTGCACACAAGACCTTTGCAGTGGATCACGCGATCAAAACAATAGATACAGACTATGTTCTGTGGCTAGATGCTGACACATACACATTCAGACCAATCACAACAGAGTTCGTCACAGGACTACTGCCCCAAGACAAGCTCGTGAACTTCCTGGGCAGGGGCGAAAAGTATCCCGAATGCGGATGGGTGTGCTACAACAAGAAACATTCAAAAATCACAGAGTTTATGCGGTACTGGACAGACCTGTACATCAAAGACACCATATTCAAAGAGTTGGAATGGCATGACAGTTACCTGTTCTGGCAGTGTGTGAAAAGGATCGCACCCAACGACGGAGTAGACATAGGAAAAGGTGCGGGTGCGAAGGGACATCACGTGTTCATCAACAGCGTGTTGGGAGCATACGTGGATCACATGAAGGGCAAAAGGAAAGTGTTAGGCAAGAGTTCTAAGAGTGACTTGCGTGGAGACAGGAACGAGGACTACTGGAAGAACGTGGAGAACTATGATCCGTTCGGTGGTGTGAAGTTTGATCCCAAACAAGCAGACGACATAGTGAGCAAGGTTGCCAAAGGAAAGCAGGGCAACTGATGAGGATAGAAGCATGGCCCATTCATGGTCCATTGAATAGCAAGAAGATCTTCGCGAAATTCATAAGGTCAATGCAGAAAACCGGGGACGAAGTGCATGTGAACAAAGAGATCAACGGTGACGTTGCGGTGATCTGGAGTGTGTTATGGCAGGGCAGGATGCAGAGTTACAAAAGTATTTGGGAGCGATATAGGAACAATGGCAAGCCGGTGATTGTTATTGAGGTGGGAGGACTGCGTAGAAATCTCAGTTTTAAGGTAGGCATCAACGGTATAAACAGAGATGCCGATTTCGCTAACCAGGAGTTTGATGACAAGCGTTGGCCTTTGTTCAAGCATGAACTACGTCCGTGGAATCCCACGGGAGACTTGATTGTAATATGTGGTCAACACGACACATCGGAGCAATGGAAAGGTCTTCCAAAGATGTCAAACTGGATCGAACAACAAATAAAAGAAATAAGGCAATACACCACAAGGCCTATCTTAGTAAGGCCTCATCCTCGTAACACTATTGCATTCAATGAGAACAAATTCAAGAACGTGAAAGTAAGATTACCAAAACGAGATTTCAGAACTTATGACGACACAGATTTCAAAGCAACACTTGAAAGGACTTGGGCAGTGATTAATCATTCTAGCAATCCTGCCATGGAAGCGGTAATGAAAGGCATTCCCGTGTTCGTGTCAGAGTCCAGCCTATGCCATGACGTTGGGAATACAAAGTTAGCAGACATCAACACACCGGCCATGCCCAACAGGTTGATTTGGGCTAACAAATTGGCATACACGGAATGGTTCGAGGACGAGATAGAGCAAGGACTTCCATGGAAAAGGATTCGAGCGAGACTAGAGGAGAAATATCTATAATGCAAACAATCAACACTGGCAAAAAGGGAATTGAACCAATCAAATGGGAACCGTATAAAGGGGAAGAAGTTTGCATCAATATGACTATAAGAAAAGGCAAACGTATACGTGAGATGAAATACTTTGAAGACAGGGTCAAAGCAGTGCCTCGAGGTAATGCTTATTGTATAGGCAATGGTCCTTCACGTAAAGATTTTGACCTAAACAAACTTAAAGCCACAGGACAAACTTATGGGTGTAACGCATTATACAGAGACTTCATGCCAGATTTTATCTTTAGTGTTGATACAAAAATTACAATCGAGATGTGTGAAAATGATGTGGGTAAGAAAACCATACATTACGCTCCAGCACTCGAGGTAAACAGGAAACAACACAAGGATATGCTACACTTGATACCAAATAACCCACACTGGATATCGGGCAACGCCGCTTTCTGGACAGCGGGGGTTCACGGACATAAGAACATATACCTGCTAGGTTTTGATTTCCGAGAATACGGAAAGGATCGACTTAATAACATTTACCAAGACACCAATAACTACGGCAAGAGGCACAGTGACGATGTATTTGAAGGATGGTTGAAACAGTTTCGTGATATGTTGAAGATGAGGCCATATGTCAACTACACAGTGGTGCATGACAATCCACCGGAATATTTAAACCATTTACAGACAGGCACCGATCTAGGCAACAGTAGAATCATGAGTTACAAAGAGTTTGAGGATACCGTGTTAACCAGTTCTTGATAAGGTCAATCCAGCACTTTTGAATTTGTTCTTGAATGCATAGAAGTTTGCGTTGTGATTGCTGTAAGGATCTTTTATCACCGTCATCTGGTATAGGTGCACCATCTCGTGTGCCAGTGTTTCTATGAAATCTCGGAACGTTGGATACTTGGTGTGTATTTCTATTGCGAAGGTCACATCGGTCTTGTCATATGGTATCACACTCTGATCATATGTCCCCTTCCTACATTTCCTGTTGTCCCAGTTTGCCCAACATCTGCCCCAGTCGTTGGTCATCCTTACCAAATACAATGGTACTGCAGGTAACCGATTACCAAACAACCCCTTGTTGAGATGCTTGAACCAGGTGACCGCTATAGAATGCGTGGGTTTGAAATTCCTGGTGTTCTTCCGCATAGTCAGAGTATTTTCCAATCTGATCTTCAATTGTTTCCTGACTGTGACAGTCTTCTTACTGGTCTTTTTCATAGGTTGACTATATTACCAAGTATGCTATAATATACTAATAATTATCAATATTACCAGGTTTAAAAATGCACACAGATTTGCCAAAAACAATTAACGAAGCACTTAAAATACTAGCATATAATGATTATTTTTGGTCAGATCCCCTATCGACGCAGAAGACCCAGATCAAACCACACCCCAAAGATTACGAAACTGTAAGATCACTGGCGGAATCACAGTATGCCTGGACAGAGAAACAGGCCAGATTAGCACTAGTGATTCTAAAAAGATATCTGACTAAATTCCAAGCACACGGCATGGACATCAAGGAGTTGCTGAATAAACCAGTTTATGATGACGACTTCCGTGTTATCAGTTTTGACAAGGTCATAGAGAAGTACACAGACGATGACAACATCGACAGGATAGAGATGAGGTTCCCGTATAACAAGAAAGTGATACAACTGATACGTTGCATGAAAGACAAACGTGGCCTGCCAGGAATGTATGCGTTGTATGATGGCGAGAAGAAGAAGTGGACCTTCCAACACAGCGATGTCACTGCATACTACCTTACCTTGATTGCTGTGAGATATGATTTCAAATTCACGGACGACAGTTTGCTAAACGACTACGAAGAGATCAAAAAACAAGTTATTGGACACCGTAAGCCCACAGCACGATTGGTCGCCGGGGTAGTGGTGTTGGATAACGCACCAGAATCTCTACAGGAATTCTGGAATGAAAATCTCAAGGACAAGCCAGCGTTGACACAGGTGGACTCGTTGAAGAACTTTGACATATCAACAAATGGAATAGAGGTTCCAGCGGAGACCATGGTAGGTCACAAGATAGCACATAACAATTACCACAAGTTATGGATTGATTCCAAAGGATTCAGCAAGAAGGAGGTTGTTAAAGGATTGATTGAGCTGAACTGCTTTCCGTTGATAATGCCAGTGAGTGGTGATATACACATGGAAGACGACGTCAAAGATTTCTGGGAGTGGATGAATGCCTTCAAGGCTTATGGCATTGACCTTTTGAATGAATGCAGTTGGGGATTTGATGTCAAAGAACCAATCTACAAGAAGGACCTAGAACGTTTCAACAGTGAGAGAACATATCTTTTAGACAACCAAAAATCAAAAGAGTTCTTTGAGAACCTATACGAGTTGCATCAAATGAGCAAACAGTTCAAATTGATCAACGAACAAACGAAAATCATATTCGTCAGGAATAGAATACCAAGGGCATTGATAAAGAGCAAAGTGAAGCCAAAAGCATCACTGGTCGGAATAGGCGGTGGTTACTATGCCACGGGCACGGACAACCTAAAAAGAATGCTTGAAAATCTTCCAAAAAAGTTGTATTATAGTGATCACCAACCGAGTAGTTGGGATTGGCATGATCACATAATAGTGAAACTTTAGAATGAGCAGTTGTAAACTAGTAATAAAAGATGAAGTGAACGTGAAGTTCGAGAACCTAAGCCTCGAATGGCGTAAGAGGCTCTCCAACAAATTCAAATACGAAATACCATATGCAAGACATCTACCAGCAGTGAAGTTGGGCAGGTGGGACGGCAAGGTGTCATTTTTTGGGTTAGGTGGTACCACATATCTAAACCTAGTTGACCAAATACTTCCCATACTGGAAGAGGGCGGAGTGTATATAGATGTTGAGGATAAAAGGGAGCAACACAACTTTGAATTCAAACAAGTAGACAAAAATTACCTATCACATATAACCTGGCCGGAGAATCATCCAGCGGCGGGACAGCCAATTGAATTGAGAGATTATCAAGTGGAAACAATCAACAAGTTCATAGAGCATCCTCAAAGCATACAAGAGATAGCCACTGGTGCGGGTAAGACCATAATCACAGCGGCCTTGTGCCAACTGGTGGAACCATACGGAAGGACATTAACCATCGTACCAAACAAGAGTCTTGTGACACAGACCGAAGAGGATTTTATCGCTTGTAACTTAGATGTTGGTGTTTACTACGGAGACAGGAAGGAACTAGGACGTTTCAACACGATAGCCACATGGCAATCACTGAATGTTTTAGAAAAGAAAAGCAAAGACGAACACACCACAGATTTTTTGGAAGCCATACAAGGTATAACACAGTGATCATAGATGAGGTGCACATGGCCAAAGCAGATGTGCTGAAGAGATTACTCACAGGTCCATTCGCACACTGTGGCATACGTTGGGGGCTTACAGGCACAGTACCAAAAGCAGACTACGAATTCATGGGATTGAAATGTAGCATAGGTGACGTGTCCAACAGGATACAGGCCAGCGAATTGCAAGACAAGGGTGTGTTGGCAAATTGTCATGTGAATGTTCTCCAGACACAGGATCATCCACAGTTCAAAACTTATGGAGAGGAATTGAAATGGCTCACAACTGACAAGACCAGGATGAAATGGGTGGCCAACACGATCAAGGACATATCAAGTTCGGGCAACACACTAATACTTGTAGACAGGATATCCGCAGGAGAAATATTAGAAGAACAGATCGAGGATGCGGTGTTCGTGTCCGGATCAACTAAAAACACAGACAGGAAGGAACAATATGATGAAATATCTACTGCAACAAATAAAGTTATTATCGCCACTTATGGAGTGGCCGCTGTTGGTATTAATATTCCTAGGATTTTTAATCTTGTTCTCATAGAGCCAGGTAAGTCGTTCGTGAGAGTGATACAGAGTATAGGACGTGGGATCAGGAAAGCAGAAGACAAGGACAGTGTTCAGATCTGGGACATTACCAGCAGTTGCAAGTTTGCGAAAAGACACCTAGGGGCAAGGAAAAAGTTTTACAAAGAGGCCAATTACCCGTATAATATAGAAAAGATAAATTATGAAAATCCTTACACTGGATAACAGAACATACACATTAGAGAAGATACCGGAATGGGTTGATGAAAAACTTAGATTTGCAGTGCTTGATAATTCAGATCCTGCAAACCCGGACTTCTTCTACATACCGTTAATATTTCTCGAGAGCTTCAATGCACCGGCGGCGGTGCTGGAAATTGGACCATACAAGATCAAGATGCCATTAGATTGGAAGATGCTGATCGGTGAAGCAGGACAATCTGAGATGCATGTGTTACCAATTACAAGTTTAAATGATCGAGGGTTTGATGCTTTTACATTCAACCCGTTGTCAAGTCCCAAACCGGATTTCTATCCAATAGACGTGGTGGACATCTACACGGAAGTCAAATGGTACTTTCCAAAAATAAAATCAGGACAGATGTTGGCCGTGCCTTTGAACAATGGTCCAAAACCCATGTGTGCCTACTTCGTCAAGGATATATCTAGACAGTGTGAACAGGTGGACTATGGTTCAGTCTGGTAGGAAATCAATAACGATAGATGCACCAATACTGATTACTAGCAACAAGATTGCGGTGTGGATGGACGAAGACTGGATGCATAACTTTTTTGATTTTATTAAGAAAAACAAATTCCAATTTTCAGGTTTACAACACAAAAACAAGAAACTAAAATTAACATTTGCAACAGCGAAAGATTGTACGATGTTCGCACTAAAATATGCCAGCAGAAAAAAATAGAAAATTTTTTGATCTAAGAAACGGACTGAAAGCAGTAGACTTCAGGAACAAGGACTACTTTGACAGGATCGATGAGAAAGAAAAATCGTTGTACTCGCCATACATGTTGATGAGATACGTTTCCAATGTTTCATCCAAGGATCCTTTCTATGTGGAACACTACGTGGAGATGGTTAACGAGTGTGTGAACAAGCACTGCTTCACACTGGGCAAACACAAGAAACTGTTATGGATACTGACCGCCATGTGCGGAGCAGAGACACAGCAATTCCATCCATGGCTGAAACCCATGAAGCGTGTGCCAAACAAGAGTCTGAAAAAACTGCAGGCAATATATCCCACATGGAAGGAAGCGGACCTAGAGACATTAGACAAAGTGATTACAGACAGAGAACTAGAGGAACTGATAGAGGCACATGGCATCGACAAATAAATGCACATACTGTGGCAAGGAGTTTGCCAAAGAACGTACACTGCAAGTTCACTTGTGTGAACCTAAGAGAAGATATCTTCAACGTGATGAAAAATGGGTAGTGAATGCGTTCATGGTGTTCCAGAGATTCTATCAGATACACCAACACAATTCCAAAACAAAGACATACGATGATTTCGTCAAGAGTTCATACTACAACGCATTCGTCAAGTTTGGCAGATTCATAATGCACATCAACCCTTTGTATCCTGACAAGTACATAGACTATGTTCTACAGTCAAAAGTCAAACTGGATCACTGGTCCAGGGATGACCTCTACGAATTGTACTTGATCGAGGCACTGAAATCGGAACCCGTGGAGGCCGCACTACAGAGGAGCATAGCCACAATGATGGACTGGGCCACGGAACAGAACGCACAGTGGTCTGACTATTTCAGACTTGTGAACAAGAACAGAGCGGTACAACACATACAGCAAGGCAAGATAAGTCCATGGCTGTTGCTTGGTTGCAACGCTGGCAAAAGGATGTTAAAATCATTCAACGACGAACAATTACAAATGATAGAAAGATTCATAAACCCAAGTTTCTGGCCAAGCAAGTTGAAGAGCTATCCTGCGGATCACATGTTGGTACAGGACACAGCAAGGGAGGCCAAGATTGTCTAAGATAGATTTAGAAGTGTCT